CTGCCGTCTTTTCTGTTTCCAGCGGATTTTGCAGCTCTGGACGGATTCATCGGATCTGAAAGGAGCTACATATGAAAATCAAATACGCATTCTTGGACGGAACAGTGACGGAGGTCGAGGTTTCTGACGAAATCGGTGCCGTCATCATCGACAGCCGTAAGGCGGAGCACGCGCAGGACGAGCGTCATCGCTACCATTGCTACTCCTACGACGCCATCGACTACGAGGGCGAGGAGTACGGTGCTTGCGACGAATATGCCGTAGAGGATGATTCGGCAGAACAGACCGCTCGTATCCGAGAAGCCTTCTCGCATTTGACTGCCACCCAGCAGCGCCGGCTTCGACTGTACGCAAACGGCAAGACCCTGCGGGAAATCGCTGCCATCGAAGAGGCCAGCTTTCAGTCTGTTTCCGTGTCCATCGAGGCAGGCAGAAAAAAGTTTTTGAAAATTTTCCGCCAGACACCCTGACAAATCCCCGATTTTTCTGGGTACACCGGAAGGCAACAAAATACAAGCCCTCCGGAAAGGACGGTAACCCCGTATGAGACACAACTTGAATATCCGTGTTTCAGACAAGCCCAGAAACGGCGGCGTAGTTGCTTGCAGAACGGTCAGCATCCGCGAGAAACTCTTCACCCTGCTTCTGGGTCCCAAGCAGAAGGTCATGGTCGTGGTTCCCGGCAACTCGGTCGAGTCCATTGCCATCACCGAAGTTCCGATGGGAGGTGGCACACATGAGTAAGGTCAAGCTCCTGCTCGATGTGGTCGAGGATCTTCGCTCCCTGGCGGACAGCGTTCAGGCTGTGGCAGATGCCATGCTGCAGAATGAGCCGACTGTTGATGCAGAGCCGAAGACACCTGCACCTGCTCCCAAAAAGGAACTGACGCTGGAGGAAGTCCGAGCAGTCCTCGGTGAAAAGAGCCGAGCCGGATTCACGACCGAGATCCAGGCGCTCCTTAAAAAGTACGGTGCTCCGAAGCTCTCCGGCATCGACCCCAAGCACTATGAGGCGCTGCTCAAAGATGTGGAGGTGCTGAAGGATGCTCCCTAATCGTCACGCAGTCCTCTCGGCATCTTCCTCCCACCGCTGGCTTCACTGCAATCCCTCCGCTCGATTGGAATTGGAGTTTGAGGACAGAGAAACGGAAGCCGCAGCTGAAGGCACAGCCGCTCATGCGCTGGCAGAACACAAGCTCCGTAAGGCACTGAAGATGCGCTCCACCCGCCCTGTCAGCAAGTACGATTCCGATGAAATGGAGATGTACACGGACAGTTACCTGGAGTTCGTTCTGGAAGCCATTGAGGAAGCCCGGCAGGATTGCCCGGACCCAAATGTGCTCATTGAGCAGCGGCTGGACTTCTCCTGCTATGTGCCGGACGGCTTCGGCACCGGCGACTGCCTCATCGTGGCAGACAAGCTCCTCCACATTATCGATCTGAAGTACGGCCAGGGCGTGTTGGTGAATGCCGAGGAAAATCCGCAGATGATGCTGTATGCGCTCGGCGCACTCCGTATCTTCGATTGTCTCTACGACATTGAGACAGTTTCTATGACCATCTACCAGCCGCGCCGAGAGAATGTCAGCACCTGGGTCATTTCCGTTGCCGAGCTTCGTGATTGGGCGGAAAAGACACTGAAACCCAAGGCCGAGCTTGCCTTCAAAGGCGAAGGTGAATACAGCCCCGGAAGCTGGTGCCAATTCTGCAAGGCGGCGGTCAAGTGCCGAGCCAGAGCTGATGCCAAGCTCCAACTTGCCAAATACGAGTTTGCCCAGCCGCCTCTGCTTTCCGATGCGGAGATCGGCGACATTCTCGGCAAGCTGGATGACCTCACTAAATGGGCAAATGAGCTCATGGCCTACGCCCAGGACGCAGCGGTCAACCACGGAAAACAGTGGCCCGGCTACAAGCTGGTGGAGAGCCGCACCAATCGCAAGTACACCGATGAGGATGCCGTTGTCGCTGCTGCCCGTGCGGCCGGGTATACCGACATCTTCAAGAAGTCCCTCATTCCCATCACTGAGATGGAGAAGCTCATGGGCAAAAAGACCTTTGCTGAGGTGCTCGGCAGTCTGGTCGTCAAGCCCAAAGGAAAGCCGACGCTCGTTCCCGCATCCGACCGGCGTCCGGCTATTTCGACCACGGGTGCAAAACAAGACTTTACCGACTATGTGAAGCAGGGCGAGAAGCTCTATCTGAGTGCCGAGTTGGAAGCACTGTCCAAGGCTGAACAGCGGGAGGCGATGGAGTCCGACGAGCGTGAAGGGCTTGTCCGTCTGTATCTCGACACCCTGCTCCCGGAGGATTGGGACGGCATGGACATCTTCGAGCGCCGCAACTTCCTCACAGGCAGCGACTTCGGCGATACCCAAAAGCATGGTACAGTCAAGCGCACCCAGGTGTCCAACATGGAGATCTGGTGCGAGTGCTTCGGCAAGGAACGTGCCAATATCCGCAGAACGGACAACAACGAGCTGACCGCCATCCTTGCCCGTCTTGGCTGGAAGCGGCTGGACAGCAAGGTGCGTATCCCGCTTTACGGTCCGCAGTATGTCTTTGTTCCCAAGGAGTGTTCCTAATGAAAATGACTGTACCCGACATCCTTCGGAACAGGTTCCGGGGAGAAGCATACCCGCTCGGCACATTTATGGGAACACCTCATGGGAACGGCGGCGGCCCCATAAGTACCAAAGAAAACAGGCGGTCTTGTTCCTGTGTTCCTAACCTTTCTTATATATCGAAAGAAGAAGGAATAAAGAGCAACAAGCACGCAATACCCGCATTTGCGCACGTAAAGAACTTTTCGGGTTTTGAGAACACTGGAGGTCATTATGCGTGAGAAAACGATAGAAGCAAAGCTGGTGCAGGCTGTACGCACAAAAGGCGGTCTTGCACCGAAGTTTACAAGCCCCGGCCTTGATGGAGTACCTGACCGTCTGGTACTCCTGCCCGGCGGCAGAATCGCCTTCATTGAGTTGAAAGCACCGGGCAAAACACTCCGCCCTCTGCAAGTAAGGCGAAAAAGGCAGTTAGAAGCACTCGGCTTTTCGGTGTACTGCATCGATAGCCCCGAACAGATTGGAGGGATACTCAGTGAAATACAAGGCGCATGACTACCAGGCGTATGCCACGAACTTCATCCTGGAGCACCCAATCTCCGCTGTATTCCTCGACATGGGTCTTGGTAAGAGCATCATCACGCTTTCCGCCATCTTCGACCTTTGCCTCGACAGTTTTCTGGTTCGCAAGGTGCTGGTCATCGCTCCGCTGCGTGTCGCAAGAGATACATGGCCTGCGGAAATCCACAAGTGGGATCATCTGCATGGGCTGACCTACTCGGTGGCTGTGGCAAAGCGGTTCAGAACTCTTCTGAAAGTCCGTCCCGGCATCAAGCGCATCGTGGGCCTGACCGGCACGCCAAGCAGCAACGGTCTCATGGACCTGTGGGCGGAGTTTCGCATCCTCGATATATAGCTGGATATAGTGTGCTTTCAGAGGTAATATGTGACTACCAAAAGGGAAAACAAACCAAAACGGAGGTCACAAACATGAGCCAGAGAACAGAAAACCAGGTAGCCGAAATGAAAAAGCAGACCATCGGGGTCGAGGTCGAAATGAACAGCATCACCAGAGAGAAGGCCGCAAGGCTGGCAGCCACCTTCTTCGGTACCGGGCGGTACGAGAACACCGCTTGCCGCAACGGCTACTGCACTTGGTCTGCTTGGGATGAGAGCGGACGCGAGTGGAAATTCCAGAAGGACGTCAGCATCGTGGGCCCGGACAGCGAGAAATGCGAGATGGTCACACCGATCCTCACCGACGTTGACATGGAGACCTTGCAGGAGCTGGTTCGCCGCCTCCGCAAAGCCGGAGCAAAAAGTGATGCCACAAGAGGCTGCGGTGTTCACATCCACATCGGTGCCAAGGGGCACACGCCCCAAACGCTCCGAAACCTCGCAAACATCATGGCAAGCCACGAAGACCTCCTGGCAAGCGCACTGAACCTCGACAGAGGCCGCATCAGCCGCTACTGCCGCACGGTTGACCCCAGATTCCTGGAACGGCTGAACAACAGAAAACCCACCACCATGGCAGCCTTGGCTGATATTTGGTACGGCAGCCAGAACGCCGACTACGGCAGAAGCCAGCACTACAACGACAGCCGCTACCATATGCTGAACCTCCACGCCACCTTCACCAAGGGAACGGTCGAGTTCCGGCTCTTCCAGTTCGATGCTCCGGCAGACGGCAAGCAGAACGGACTCCACGCTGGCCAGCTCAAGAGTTACATTCAGCTCTGCCTCGCCCTGAGCCAGATGGCAAAGACGGTCAGAACCGCAAGCCCCAAGCCCCAGCAGAACGAGAACCCCAAATACGCAATGCGCACTTGGCTCCTTCGCCTCGGCTTTATTGGCGACGAGTTCAAGACCGCAAGAGAGCTCCTCACGAAGCGCCTGGATGGGGATGCAGCCTTCCGCAGCGGCAGAGCAGCCGCTTGAAGGACGCAGCCCAGAGGCCCCCGAACCCGCTGATGGCGGGCTTTCGGTGGTAGAAGGCAACTTCGGAAAGGAGTATTTTTTATGGAAAAACGCTATTACATCGCTTATGGCAGCAACCTCAACGTCCGTCAGATGCGGATGCGCTGCCCTCATGCGACCATCTGCGGCACGGCAAGACTCAGCGGATGGGAGCTTCTGTTCAAGGGCAGCAAGACCGGCTCTTACCTCACGATTGAGAAATGTGAAACCGGTACAGTTCCCATCGTTATCTGGGAAGTGACCGCGCAGGACGAGAAAGCCCTCGACCGCTATGAAGGCTACCCCAATTTCTACTACAAG